ACATGCATCTGTGATGGCGGTACGAAGAGCTACATTCATTTGTTCAACACTATATTTATCAACTGCCTTACCATTATAAGCATCAAGTGATAATTTTTGCACATCATTTAAAACAACAGTATTCATATTATATAATCCTCCTTTTATATTTATATTTTATTAAGCTTTAATACATTGAATTTTTGTAGCGGCTACACCATTAAGAGTGGTTTTTTCTTTAACTTGAAAAGCTATAGTTTCAGTTCCACCAAGAGCAGCGGCAGCAGACATTTTAACCGCACCAGCAGTAGGAATTACAAATTGATCTTTTACTGTAGCACCAGTAATCTGTGCATCTTCAATAGTTACAGTCATACCAACATAAGGCACATACGCTCTACCAATTTGACCAATTTCTAAAGAGAAAGATCCTTCCGTCTTCTCAGCCTCATAATTGAGGGGAACGCAAGCTACCAGAGCCATATTTAAATCTGTAATAGCATTAGGAGCTGCAACGGTATATACCCCCAAATTGGTTGTCATATCTTGCACTCCAATAGTTACCAAATTACCCTGATCAAGAGTGACAGCCGCCTTAATATCATAAATTGGGCAAGTTGCTGAAATTTTGTTAAGTAAAATATTAGCCATTATTTATATTCCTCCTTAAAATTTTATATTAATTATTTAATTCTCTCTAAAGTCTTTCATCTTGCAAGAATAACAATAAAATAAATCATTTGACTTATCCAATAAAACTACCTCCAAATTATTTATTCTGATTTAATCATATATTGTTCATATTTACCATATCTCGGTTTTACGGTTTCTTCACTTTCAGAATTAATTACTGGAGCAACTATTTTTTCAGGTTTTGATTTTTTGTTTGTCTTACTAAAATTAAGTTCCCCTAAAATAGCAAGCAAATCTTTCTTCAAATCATCGACACTAAAATTCATAATGTCTTTCTCGACAGCAGATTTTAAAACTATATACTTTTCATTTTCTTTAAGACTTTCTTCAAAATCAGAAAACACTTCGTTAACTTTATCGGTATGAATATTTAATTCATTATTATTTTTGTAAATTAATAATTCCTCATTTGAAGTTTTTAGAGTTTCAATTTCAGTATTAAGGGTAGTAATAGTTAATTCAAATTCTGATGTTTTTGTTTTTAATGCTTCAAAAGAATTTCTGTCATCTTGAAGTTTTTGATTTTCATCAAGAGTTAACCAAACAAGAACCATTTCTTCAAATTCACCCGAAATAGTTGCGGTTAAAGATTCTTCGTCAAAAGTATAGGTAAATCTACCATATTTACAATCATGGTTTTTATCTGTCCATATACTCTTTTCTACAAATACATGTTCATCATCAAAATCTTCTACCCACATATACTCTTCATATGTAATATTTCCATCTTCATCTCTTTCAATTTTTGGTTCAAGAACATTAGCAAGTGCTTCTCTTTTTTGCCTATATGTTGCAGAAAAAGTAATTTGAGCATTAGATTTTTGATTATTAGAAAAATCAATTAATTTTTCTTCTAAATCTTCAATTTTAATTTCTTCTAAATTAAAATCTAATTGTTCTATTGTTAAATTATATTTCTTTAACAATTCAAGTTTTTCATCCACTAAATCTGTACCTCCTTCTTTATTATTTTCTTTTATCTTCAAAGTAAAATGCTGTTGATTAGTATTATTATTTTTATTCATTAATAATTCAACAGAACTTATACTTATAGAAGCGGTATCAAGCGTTTCAAAATCTAATGAATTAATAGTTATAGTGTCTTTATCATAAATATCGAAACCCCAAGCATTTGTTGCTTCTTCGTTTATAGTTTTGCTAATAATTCCAGTAATCTGATATTCTTTTCCATCTACAATATATTCTTTACATTCAAAACCCAATTGAGAAAATATTGAATTTGCTTTATTAACTAATTGTTCTGCTTTATCTTTTTGAATAAAATAAGAATCAATTTTAATATTATTATTTAAAGCAAATAATAATTGATCTAATTGTTCTTTAAATTTATTATTTATTGTAAACTTATCAACAACAACTGATGCACTCTCGAAACACGGTTCCACATTATCATTGCCACTATTGCCATCCTCATCTTTGTCTAATCCCAGTAAACAAAGAGCTGAATACTCAAAAGAATCTATTTGGATATTGCCATTTTCTTTTTCAGAATATGATTTAACGCTAATTTCCATAGATTGATTTACACCTGTATCAATCACTTTTTGAACTGGTTCTGGATATCTGCCATACCATAAAACCACATCTGCTTTAATATATTTATGAATTTGATCTCCTTCTTCAATTTCTATCCATTCAGCATTATGATTTTCTTTAACAACCCCATAAGGGACTGTATTATCTTTTAATACAAGTTGATTTCCTAACCATTCAACAGTAATATCATGACCACCAAAATTTTGTTTATCTGGCAACCAATGACCAACTAAAGGGATTAATCCTAATGAAGAAGATGCGTTATTAAATGCTTCTTCTGTTATATCAGAACCATTTCTATTATCACCACTATAAGCAATTAAAGCAGTTCCTTCTACAAACTCTGAATTATTTACTTTTTTAAAATCTTTATTAAATTTAACTTTTAAACTAGGATGTAGATTCAAACATTTCACCACCTTCCTCTATATTTTTAATATTAGAAATATTCATATTAAAATTATACATAAAAAAAGATGTTAATTTATTTTTAACACCTCTAAAATTATTTTTTAAATCGTCAGGATAAATATCAATAAAATATATATCTTCCTGAGATTTATAAAATTCATTCTTCCGTTTAGTTTTTTCTATATATTTAATTATCATATTACATTTATTCCCTGGAACGTATAACCCATAATATTCAATAAATATTGGTTTATCAAATATTAAATCAGAATATTTTTTTATTATAAAATCGGGAATATAATATTCATTATATTTATCATTATAAAATTTGTATTTTTTATATATTCCTATTGATTTTATATCTATAATATTTAGGTTTGAATAAATATAATCAAAAAGTTTTTTCTCTTCTAAGGAATCACATTTGTTCTTACCATCCAATCCTATATAGATAGAAAAATCTTCTTTATTTAAATTAAAATCAGGATACAATTGTATTATCCATTCATAATAATTTTTATAATGTTTATATTTATTAATACAAACACTGAGCATTATATAATCAGTTGTTTCTAAGAAATTTTTACTAAAATACTGAGGCAAATCATATTTTAGGTTATTGATTAAATTATTGTTAAATAAATAATCTATAAATTTTTTCATTTGATAATTAGCATTATCTTTATTCGCCCAATAATTATTAGTTTTATATCGAAAATCATGAATAGATAAATTTCCCCCGGTTTTATTAAAATACCAAACAAATAAATTTTGATAACCATTAAAATATGATTTTGTAATTAAACAAGATAAACCATATTTAGAAAATAAATGTTCGACACTACAATCTATATATTTATTAATATTTTTAATTTTTTCAATATTTAAATTTGTTTTTTCTAAAAACCATGTTATTGCATCTATAATATTACTTTCATCTTTAAATATTTTTATCCCTGTCATTTTTAATTCCCAAGGTTCTATTTTATATTCTGGATAAATAATATTAATAACTTTATATAATTCTGTAGGTAATTTAAATTTTCTAAAATATAATTTATTAAAACGAAGATCATCCACTTTAATATTTAATATATCTTCCCTTGTTCTAAAATTTAAAATGTTTTCAATTACATATCTGAACAATAATATTGTAGATTCTTTATTAATTACTTGTTTTGGTATTTCAGTTACTTTATTTTCTAATATAAAATAATACCAATCAATAATAGTATACGTATCACAACCTTTATTAATATCTAAAATAATCCCATTTTTTAAATAATTACTACGCATTGAATTATTTATTTTATAATCATTTTGTTTTGTTTTATTACGAATAATTTTAGCATATTTAATTTTATGTTTTGTCAATTGATTTAAGATTGCGCTTTTACTTCTATTCTCAAATAACTCACATAATTCATTAATATTTTTATTAGAATTATTTTTTAGAAATTGAATTTCTTGTTGCGTCCATTGTTTACTATTATCTTTCTTGATAAATCCTATTTTATATAACCCTAATTTATTTGCTTTTAATTGAATCGAATCATAACTTCTATTTGGAAATTGACTAATTAAATCATCTTTAGATATTATATTATAATTATCTTTTAAAAATTGTATTTCCTCATCAGTCCATTTTTTATAACTCATATTAAACACCCCTATATCATTAATCCCTATATCAAAAATAAAAAATAGTGAAGACGATATAGGGAAGTGGGAGCTACCCACTAAAAATCTCCACTATTTTATAAACTTATAAAATTTTATATATTTCTTAAAACATCATTCTGTTAGTCACAACACATTTTGATTTATCAATTAGATTAAAATTAAATTTTTCATCCTTAATAATAAAAATCCAACATTGTTTATTATCAATATTAGATTCACTAAGTAATTTTAAAGACTGTTGAAGTTTATTTTTCTCATCTAAATCAAAACAATAAACAAACATTTTAATTCACCACTCAATCATATCCTCTATTTATCTCCTCTGAATCACTAGGATTCTTTTCAACTGGTCTACCATTCTTTTTATCTTCTAATCCACTTTGTTGACTTCCTGGTATTTGAATAGGTAAAAATTCATCTATATCAATCATCTTTTCCAATTTTGAAATCTGTAAAAAGTCATAAATCTCTTTACCTGTAGAAACCATAAAATCCATTCTATTCCCACCAAATTGCAAATTAGTTCTACTGTTTTCAATATTATCTTTTCTATTAAATCTATTGTTTTCTAAAAAGACAGCGCAAAATTTATATTGTTTAATTTGATAAGATAATATAGCATTGAAGAATTTTAATAGAGGCAATATTCTATTCGTATCTGCCTGTATAGCATCCTTTAAAGCATTACTTGAAGCTTTTTCATTATTGAATACCAAACTAGAAACCCCTGAATCATCTTGCACATTTTCTTTAGATTGTTCTACAAGATTTATTTGTGTTCTGCTTGAACTATCAAAAGATATCGCTTCTTTCTTAAAAGGGGTAGTACTAACACTTACATTTTTAGGAACATGATTCTTATCGCTTTCATGATATTGACGAATTATAGGTTCTGGCATTAAAGGCACACCCTCGTCATTAGTTGGGATAAGGTTATGCACCATTTTGACATTATCATCACGAATATAAGAATTTAAATATTCTTTATCTTCTTCAAGTTGCAGTAAATCTATAAACATATTTGCAAAATACGGATAATCATGAGTAGCCAACATTCCATGAGTCAATATAGCAAATCCATTTTCTGAAACTTTATATTTCAATGAATCCATTGCATCATTTTTATCTTGTTTTTGATTCTTTTTACTTTTATTTTTGTTATCATGAAAAGTATTATATGCTTCTTTAATTTCTAAAGGCAAACTTTTAACTATATCATTATTTAATAAATCTAATCTAATCTTGTATCTAAAGAGATTATTAGAATCTATTTCATATACTTCACAAAACTTTGCAGGTATTTCTACATATATTGTATTTTCATTATCTGTTAATGTATAAAAATATGCTTCACCTTGTACTAATGCACGTTCAATCATTTTTGGATATACTGTTTTTACTTGACTTTGTTTAGCCTTTTTAGCCGCAGATAGCAATCTATTCATCATAGTTATTTTATTATCAGTAAATTCAGTAGGGGATAAAACATAATCAAAAGCTAGAATATTTGAAAAATAATCTATTGTATTTTGATATGCGGAACTAACTTGATATAAATAATTAGACATCTGTTGCAATATTTGATAACTAATTAATGGATTTAATAATGCTTTTTCTATTTGTTCTTTAGTAAAAGGTCTAGACATCGGTTTGTAATTCATACTCTCTGCATAAATTTGCGATGAAGCAAAATAATGTTTTTGTGTTTGAGAATCTGGAGTAGGGGATTCTGTTTCTAGGGTAGGGGAAGGGGTAGTGTTTTTTGAATTTGTCAAATTTGATTTCACCTCCTTGGTTTTAGATTTGGTTATAGATTTTTATTTTGTAATTTTAATACATTACATAATCAAGCCAGTTGATATTATTTTTCTTCTTTCCAGTAATATGTTTTCTTCTCATTTCGGATAAATGCCATGCCAACATAGCCAAACAATATGCTCTATCATCAAAAAGTCTCCCAGTTTTATCATCTCTTAAATCATATCTATAATTTCCATTTGTGCCATCATATCTGTACATATTAACCAATTCTTCTTTTGCTAAATCAACATTTTTTAATGCTAATTCTTCATCAAAAGATAATCTATATGGTTTTTCACTATCTGCAAATGTTAAAAATCCTCTCATATCATAATCTTCTGTAAAACTTATCAAATCAAGATTCAACATTTCAATAAGAGCATCAAATAGCATTTTTTTATATTTTTGTGGAGATAATAATTTAATTTTATCTACCGCATTCGGGAATTTAAATATATAATCCGCAGATTCTATCTTATCTATTAATCCTTTATGTTTAACTCCTGCATCATCTATCCAATCTTCCATGAGGTAATCAGCGATATTAACGCCCCCACCTCCTGCGCCAGCATCCAAACTGATACATTCAATATTTTCATAATCTGCACATTGTTTACCATTGTAATCTAATATCATCTGTTTAAAATATTTCATTTGTTCGGGAGTTCGCATAGGAGTTTTCTTTTTTTTAGCAATATCCACAAAACTAATTCCATTGCAAATTTCCATTCTATAACCAACATTTTCGTCTAATATAATTTCTCCAACCATCGCAACAGAATTATCGTAGGATCTACTAGGATCATATGCTAAAGCAAATTTTCTATTTCCGTCATTAGCTAACACAGGTAATCTTAATTCTGAATTTCTAATAATAACTGCTCTTTTTATAATTTGTTTATCTGAACCTTCAGTTGAAAATATATTTTTATATTCCCTCATGCCACGATCATAATTTTCACGCATAGCATTATCTATTGTTTCTTGACTAAGAAGGGGAACAGGATATAATTTACCATTATAAGTAGCATTAATTACTACGTCTGAATTTATATCTGCTACAAAGTAATTGGGATCGCCAATCATCATTCTTTGAGCATATTCTTTGTAAATTCTAAAGAAAAAAGTATCTGTACTTGATGCAGAAGAAGCAAAAATAGCTTGATTTGGAAATTGTTTTGGAAATGTTAAAACATCAACATCACCACCAAGTCTAAAATCACTATTTTGTGTTATAAAAGGTAAAGATGCTGTAAATAATTCATCTGGAGCAAAACCACTCTCATCGTAAAAATTGCAATTCGATCTCTTAGAGCGAATATTATTAACAGCTCCGTTGAGAGAATTTACTGCGCTACCGTTATAGAGGTTATACTCAAATGAACTAGGGTTATGTGTGAAACCATCTTTATTAGAAGCACTTTTAACTGTTTCGTTTAAGAATATATCTGTCAAACCAGTAAAAGAAGCAATTTCCTTTTTGGCAATTTTCTCAATTTTGGAAAACATTTCCTGACTTTGACTCCCCGAACCGGCCAGAATATAAGCCTGAAAGTTTGGTATAAGTAAACTTTTTGCCATTAAAAAGGGAGAACCAAGAGTTGTTTTCCCACTTGATCTCCCCATGCACCAAACACAATTAGGAGTTACCCAACTTTTTAGAAATACATATTTTTGGAAATCTAAAAGTTCAAGTCCAAAAAACCTTTCTACAAAACGAACTGGATACTTTCTTCCATAATTAATAATTTCAGCAAGTTTTAAATATCCATCAATTTTTCTTTGTGACATAGCTTTTTTATCCATTAACCACATCACCTTTTTCTTTAGCAATCTTTATTTTTAATAGTCTATTTTCTTCTTCTAATATTATATTTTTATTTTGAATTTCTT